TCATTTCGTAAACTCGTTACGCTCGCAAGGCATAAACCTCATTTTTTTGATTTCACTAACCAGATGGAATTAGAATTTAGTGAATATGTACGTCCACAACACCAGCATAGGTTAAAACCTCCAGTTTATTTTTTTAGAAGTAATAAAACAGTCGCTGACATCTTTGAAATGGCAAAGGACACTAGTATAAAAGATGCGATAGATGATAGCGTAAACACCACATACCAAGCTAATATTTGGCACGATGGAACTGAACTTGATATTAGTAACGGCTGTACAGAAAGCTGTGAAGTTTTTTCATAATAATCCTTACTACCAATAAACCTAAACATTCACTGATATGTTAGATTATAAACCAAAGTACCAGGAACAGCAAAAAGATAAGAAACGTATTGAAACAACTACGATAATCATTGCGATGATGGTGGTTTGCTTCCTACTTATAATAGTTATTAGTCACGAAATGTATAAGCATGCCAACGAAACCAAAGAAAGTACGACGACCGTGGGAACCCAAGCCACAACCAAAGCAATCGGGAAGAAAAGCGGATGCAAGTTTTTATCATACAACTGCATGGAGGAAAACAACAAAAGCTTACCGCACAGCTCATCCATTATGCGAGGAATGTTTGAAAAAAGAAAGAACAACACCTGCAGCATTAACCGACCATATCACACCTATAGAAAAGGGTGGCGATCCATTCGACTGGGATAATTTACAAGCAATGTGTCATACATGCCATAACCAGAAATCAGGAAGGGAAAGGCATCAAAAAAAATAACAACATGAATCTAATCACAGAAATAAGACAAAGGTATCTAGGCACCAATAAGCCAAGCAAAAAAAGCAAAAGCAAAGGCATGTCGCCACTGGTGTTTAAGCTGGAGAAAAGCAAACGAGCAAAGAAAGGCAAACGCTTAATCGATATGAGTTTGTTAAACCTTCCAGTTTGGATGTGTTGGCCAGTATTCAAACGCCGGCTTTGGATTGTTGGCATTTGGAGTATTGGAGCGGCGTATTTCATTTTGAAATACTGGGTAAGCTAATGCAGGTGAGTTATCCAATATCTCAGTTAATCGATATGTTTTGCGCTGATCAGGATGTAAAAGAGAATTCACGCCACTTGTATATGCTAAATCTTAAACGCTTTTTCATTTGGGCCAGCAAGTGTGGCAAAGATCAACGCTTGATGCATCGTGCTGATATCATCCAGTATAAAAACGACATGATGAATACTTATGAAGTAACCACAACCGAAAGTTATTTGGTACCGGTTAAAAAGTTTTATGCCTGGTTATCGGAAAAAGGTTGGCATGCCAATGTAGCATCGGGAATTAAAACACCTCGCCGCTCTCGCCAATACAAAAAGAAAGCTTTGCAATTCGATCAGGTTGCTCAACTACTCTCGATTATCGATACCGAAACACTAAGAGGAAAGCGCGACTTCGCCATAGTTAATTTAATGTTGCGCAATGGCTTGCGATGTACCGAGGTTACCCGATTAAGTGTTGGTGATATAGTCGAGAATGAAAATCAGATAGGTGCATTGGTTCACGGCAAAAGTCGAAACGAAAAGGAATGGGTACCAATTACCAGCAAAGTTCGTGAACCCTTACACGATTACTTACTTAGTCGTGGTAACCTGCAAGATGAGCAACCCTTGTTTGCATCATTAGCATACAACAACCGAGCTGGCCGAATGGTTCCTGGTTCAATCAGTTCAATAGTTAAAACCTATCTCAATAAAATAGGAATCAACGATAAGAACATAACAGCTCACAGCCTACGACATACCACCGCGCAAATGTTATTACGTGCCGGTGCTGAACTCTACGAGGTACAAAAGTTCCTCAGACATACATCAAGTAAGATTACCGAAATCTATTTACAATCGATGAACGATGAGTTGATTCATCGTAATAATCCCGGTAAGAAATTAGACGAGATGTTTTAAGCCGATATAAGGCAATACAGCAAAAAGATTGTGAGTACATCAGAAACATTCAGAATGTTTAAAAGAACTATTACAGTGCCCTGATATGATGTATAAGCGATTGCAATTTTAACCGAGAACATTAATAATGATCTAATTTATTAATGTTTGCTCAGCCCAGTAAACGTGTTGTTTTTGGGTTTTAAAGATTTGGAGGATATAAGATGATACAACCTGTGAAAATGTATACAGTAGTTTGTGATAATTGTGGTGAGAATATTGGAGCATCTCAAGATTATTCTTGTTGGGCTGATGATTCATATGCTGAAGAGAATGCAATAGAATCAGATTGGGAAAAGATTAACGGGAAACATTATTGTCCCGCTTGCTTCAAAAGAAATGATAAGGATGAGTTGGTTATTATTAAAAAATCAGCTGTGTAATGTGCAAACAAGAACAGATACACCTCTCCCATCAGAAATAAATAAATCTAATGGGGAGGGTACCCTAATTCTCTAAAGGGGTGTTTGACGTAAACGGTGATAGCACACAAATTTTGTATTGTCAGAATTGGGGAGCAAAAACCCAATAGACAAAACACCAAATTGAAACGAAAATAATATTAATATGAGTGGACCAGGAGCAAAACCAAAACCAACTAAATTGAAATTGCTGCAAAGTACAGCACGTAAAGATCGCATCAACCAGAACGAACCAAAAACGGAACCAGTTGCTGAAATGAAAGCACCCGCATATTTGAATAATACTGCAAAAACTGCTTTTCGCGAATTGGTGAAATTAATTGGATCCGATGGCATGAATGTTTTAGCTGAAGCTGATAAAACGGCTTTGGCAATGCTTTGCGATCAGTATTCAATTTATCGTGACGCCAGATACGCATTAAAAGATGGTTTAACTTATGAGTCTATCGGTAGAAATGGAATACAAATAAAGCCAGTGCCAGAAGTAGGAATTATGAACGGTGCCTGGGATCGTGTTGCAAAAATGATGATCGAATTTGGCTTAACACCTTCAGCACGAAGCCGAGTAAACGAAGTTGAGCGACAAGAAAAGGACGCTTTCGAAGAATTTATGAACCAAGATAAAAAATCTAGCTAATGCATCCAGCAGAAAAATGGGCAAAAGATGTGGTAAATGGGAAGATTATTGCTTGCGAGTTTGTGATACTAGCATGTAAACGCTATTTCGACGATTTAAAGACAGGCATTGATCGAGGTTTATACTTTGATCGAGCATCCGCAACTCGCTCAATTAAGTTTTTCGGGTTCCTAAAACACTACAAAGGGAAGTATAATGGCAAACGATTCGACTTAGATTTGTGGCAACAATTCGTAAACTGGAACGTTTTTGGCTGGAAAAATGCAGATAGTACCCGCCGTTTTCGTTATGTATTTATCATGATTCCCCGAAAAAATGGAAAAACCAGTTTTGCAGCTGGCGAAGGCTTGTACATGTTTATTGGCGATGGCGAAGCAGCCCCGGAGATTTACACCTGTGCAACCAAGTTACCACAAGCAAAAATTTGTTTTAACGATGCCAAAGAAATGGTGAAGCGTTCTCCAGCGCTAAATAGCAGAGTTGGTGTGTACACTCATAACTTACACATAGCTGCCAACGCTGGAAAATTCGAACCGCTTTCTTCTGATTCCGACAAGCAAGATGGTGTAAATCCGAGTTGTGGAATTATTGATGAGTACCATGCCCACAAAAACGATGGCATGTTGAAAGTTCTAAAGTCGGGAATGGGTGCAAGAGAAGAACCTATAATTTTCATTATCACAACAGCAGGTTTTAACAAGCAAGGCCCTTGTAAAAAATATCACGACATCGTCGTTAAGATTCTAAAAGGAATCATCCAACAGGATAACCTGTTTGGAATGATTTTCACGATTGATAAAGATGATGATTGGAAAGATCCACAAGCTTGGATAAAGGCAAACCCCTCTTATTACTCAATCGATACGCTTCAAAAATTCCTTGAAGAAGAGTATAAAGATGCTGTAAATAATCCAAGCATGCAGGTGAATTTTAAAACCAAGAATTTAAACATGTGGGTTGACTCCGAAGATGTTTGGATTGAGGATGAAAAATGGATGGCTTGTGCTCACCAGCACATGAGCCTGCAGGAAGCAATGGAAAAATTAAAAGGTCGTACTTGTTATGGTGGCTTAGACTTGGCAAGTGTGGAAGATTTATCGAGTTTAGATTTGTTTTTTCCAGCCGAAAACGGAGAACCAGCCGATTCAATTACCTTTTTTTGGTTGCCTGAAGATACAATTGACAAGCGAGTTGAACGCGATGATATACCCTACGATGAATGGGTTCGCGATGGTTGGATTTTTACAACCCCCGGGAACATTCAAGATTACGATACAATACGAAAATTCATATCAGGCATATTTACTTTGGATAAAAAACAGCAAGAAAGCGAAGATTGTGTGGCGTGCTGGTTCGATTTGAAAAGCATTGCATACGATAGATTTAATTCTTCCTCACTGGTAGTTAATTTGGGGAACGATGGTATAACAATGACCCAATTTGGACAAGGCTTTGTTTCGATGAGTTATCCAACAAAAGAATTAAACAAGCTGGTGCTGAAAAAAGAAATCAATCATTTTGGCAATCCTGTATTGCGCTGGCAAGTATCAAACGTATCAATCCGAAGAGATCCAGCCGGGAACATTAAAATCGACAAAGAAAAATCGAAAGAGAAAGTCGATGGTATGGTCGCAAAGGTGATGGCCTATGGAGAATATTTAACCGCAATTGCCAACGATGAACCCGAAGCATATCAAGATTACGGAATCAGAACATTTTAAAAAAACAGTATAATGAAGACAACCCCTTTACCCCGATCGGTTGCCAGATTAGTGACTCGCGATGGGTTCATAGAATTATATCAAGAAAAATTAAAAGCCACCAAAACATGCAAAGTAGCTTACCTAAAAGCCGAAGAAGAATATCAAACATTATTCGGAAGATCAAAATATTCAACTTACGACACCTTCCGTAATGCTCTTGTAAGGTGGAACAAAAACAGAATTAAACACCTAAAATCAAAAAAATGAAACAAACGTCAGTAGAAACGATCGAAATATGCCACTCGTGCAGCGGAAAAGGCAAAGTACCACGACCACCTGCACACCTAGCCGATGAATCATTTGTATTAATCACCTGTGAAACCTGCCTTGGTAGCGGTCGTTTACGGGTAGAAACCATAACAAAAACCAGCGCATTTGTTGGCGACTAGCTGTTTTTTTGTTCAAAAATTAAACAATTTGTTTATTTACTTGCATAGACTAAACAATTAATTTAGTTTTGATTATAATAAAAAACCTAAAACACCCCCGAAAAAATGACTGAATTTCAATTAAATCAAATTGTAAGAACTCCTTTTGGCGATGCGAGAATTTTTGCAGCAACAAAAAGAGTTGTAAACGTGAAGTACTTGAACCCCAAAGATGATGAGCCACTGTATGGGAAATACTATGCAAACCCAACTTATGAGCATCAAAAGAGAATCTCACAACTTTATGAAAAAGACTAACTCCCAACTTCAACCAGGCATAAAAAAGATTTGTAAAAACTGTGAGCACTGGAATCTGAAATCTAAAACCATGAAGCAAGATCACCTTGTTGGCGACGGTTCTAAATATCGTTATTGTTATAAGCAGCCAATAAGCGAATGGTCAGACACTAAGATTACTGTTACAAGATTCGATTCTAAGTGTAAGCTTTTCATTAAGAAAAAACCGAAAGATCAATTATCACTTTTCTAATAATTAATTCCTCATAAAATGCCCAAAGGACAATTTACACCACTCGCACCCGAGCAAGAAGATGTCATAAAAGCCGAATACCTTACAACTCCAGTTAAGACACTGGCAAAAAAATTAGGTGTTTCAAGCGGTGTGATATATCGCCGTTTAAAAAGATGGAATCTAACTATCCCACCCGAGATAGTTGAGCAGCGAAAGCGCGATTCTTTGTTTAAGAAAGGAGATGTACCAGGCAATAAAGGCATGCATCAATCAGAATACATGACCGCTGAATCGATTGAACAATGCCGAAAAACCCAGTTTAAAAAAGGGAACGAACCACACAATACCAAATACAATGGACACGAGCGCACGACCAAAGATGGATATATCCAAATCCGATTATCGAAAGGCTTGTACCGCTTAAAGCATATTGTCGAATGGGAGAAGATAAACGGTAAGCTTCCGAAAAACCACTGTTTAACCTGTTTGGATGGCGACAAAACAAACACCTCACCTGACAACTGGACGCTGACCAGTAGAGTTGAGCTCATGTATCGGAATTCAAAGCAGAAATTTCCAAGAGAAATAATCCCCTCATTAGTTTTAGTTAATAAAATCAATAAACAAATAAACACTTTAGAAGATGGCAAAGAATAAACTAGCAGATCTGAATAACCATTTATTTGCTCAGCTTGAAAGATTGGGCGAAGAAGATTTAAAAGGTGACAAACTGAAAGCCGAAATATCCAGAGCAAAAGCAATTAGTGGAATTGCTCAGAATATTATTGTAAATGCTAAAACAGCTTTAGAAGGTGTGCAATTTGCTTACAAATACACAACTGGAAATAACAAGCTGCCTGAGCAATTCAAAGTAAAAGAGCTTACAAGTTGATGAAAACAATAGACACCGCAATAAAGGAAATCGTGGCACAAGGTGTCGCGACCAAATCCGAACTGATGATGCGTAGCAGAAAAAAGGAGATTGTCAGAAAACGCTGGCAAGCTTGGAAGATATTAACAGACAAAGGCTTTAACCAAAGCGAAATCGCCAGGCGCTTTAAAATGAATTCAGCCACCGTGCATCATGGCTTAAAAGAGATTGCACTTGTTGATAAACTAAAGCAAATCAAAAGCAAAATAATTAAACTCAGATAAAACATGAACACACAAACAAAGCACAATGAAGTAATTGAAATTACTGCAAACCCTGAAAAAATGGTAGGTAAATTCCTTTCAAAACCATTATTAAGAAAATGGAATGAAAATTTTGTTGACGAAGACACAGGCGATGTAGTGCCCATTGAAAGATCAGAGTTGATTTTTCAAGCTGGAACCTTCCTCAATGGCGATGCAGTGGCACAAATCATGTTCCATTTACAATCGGACGAAGTCAGCGAAGTAGAAGTCAGCAACCAGAAAAGGGAAGCTTATTTTGCGAAAGATAGTGCTATTGCCGTTTGGAATACGGTTATTGAGATTGATGGCAAGAATGTGAAACTAATGCTTTATGGCAATTCAGCCGAAATGGCAATTGAAGCATCCCGCGACTTTATCGAATTAAATTATTCGGGCATGTGCAAAACCAAAAGCGTGAAAGACTTTGGCGATTATATTCTTATCGATAGGCAATTGGCCAAAGAAGAAGATCAGGAGCTCGACCCCAATTCAAAAAAGGTTTACAAATTTGAGGTGCTTATCATACAGGACGAAACAAGTTTCCCTCAAAGATTCCTTGTATTTGCATCCGACACCGAAACAGGCCTGATTCACATTAACGACTGGGTGGCCGAAAATCAGGAAAAGCACTATTCAAACACCGATGAATTCCGAGTAGCACTGGAAACAGTAACCACCGTTAAATGCAATCACATCCTCGAAAAAGATTTCACCGAAGCCTATTTGTAAAACAAACAATAAAAATAACTAACTTCCCATTATGAAAGAACCTACAAAACCAACAATCGAAGCCTATTCGATAATGTTTGGAATACCCGATATAACTGGAAATATCTACACTAAAGAATCGATTAACCTTGAATCGTATGAGAATATGAAAGAGCGAGGCATTATTCTCGAATACGTAGTAGATGAAAAAGGAGTAAAAATCACAAAATACAAATAGCTATGTTTTTTAAAGATTATAATCAAATCAGTGACGAATTAGACGAACTGAATAGAAAAATTGAAGAATATGAAAAGATTGATCGCGGCGAAGGAGCTGAATTGTTTGAATCAGATCCTAATTACTATGAATTGGTCAATATTCAATTGAACTCAATGCGCACTTATAGACAATGTTTAATTGCTCGCAAAAATTCAATAACAAGAAATAAATAACATACTGCCCAAAAGTCTCACTTTTAGGGGAGATTTAGAGGGGTGTTTTACCCCACCCAAACCATCTTCCCACCCCCGGGAACATGGTTTTTTTCATCCAAGCCCACCAACACCAAACCCCATTTAAACGATTTTAAGCCATTTACCTCTAAAACTAAACGACCTCATGCGCGAGGTCTTTTTTTATGCTCTGAAACGACCTAAAACCAAAGAAACATGACAATAACTAAAGTTTTTATTTAGAATGTTTGCAATGCTAACAACTTTTTGTTTAAAACTGATATAGTTTTACATCGAATAAGTTTTTCATAAGGTTAAAATTTAGGTTAGTATGGGAAAAGGTTTCAAACTAAAAATGTTTGGTAAGGAAATGCTGGAGCTTCGTTCGGGGGATTCGAACTCCAGCTCTTTTTCCCTAAAAGATTTATCCGGCGATTTACTAAACATTTTCGGAGGTGGCCGATCTAAATCAGGCCAAATAGTTAACCAAAAAACCTCAATAGGCTTTTCAGCCGTAACAGCTGGTGTTCGAATTATAGCCGAAACCATTGCGTCATTATCTCTTAATGTGCATCAAGTTGCAAGCGATGGTAATTCCTCAATCAACTACAATCACAACTTACAGCATTTACTTAATGCCGAGCCATACCATTTGTACACCTCATTCGTATTTCGCGAATTGTTAATTACAAATGCAATCATGTGGGGCAATGGTTACGCTCATATCGTTCGCAACAGCCTGAATAAAATACTAGGTTTCAAAATATTAAAGCCCGACACCGTTACGCCTTTCTTCCATAACGACGAATTGTTTTACAAAGTGCAAGGATTAGAAGATCCTATTTCAGCACTCGATATGATTCACATTCATGGTTTTGTAAAGGATGGAATTGTAGGTGTTGCACTTACCGATATCGCAAAAGAAAGCATTGGAGCAGGACTTGCCATGCAAGAACTAGCCTCGAAGTTTTTCGCCAATGGTGGAATTTTTAAAGGTGTACTAACAACAACACAAGCCTTAAAAGATGACCAGTACAAAAGAATGAAGGCATCGTGGGATGAGCGGAACACAGGTAGCGATAACCATTGGAAAGAACCGCTCTTGGAAGGTGGACTGGAATACAAACCAATGACCCTATCACCAGAGCAAAGCCAATTGTTAGAATCGCGTAAATTTCAGTTAATCGAAATTGCACGATTCTTACGCTTACCACCTCACAAGCTAGCAGACCTCGACAAATCAACAAACAACAATATCGAGCATCAAAGCATCGAATTTGTAACCGACACGATCCGACCTTGGGTAAAACGTGTCGAACAGGAATTAAACCGTAAGGTATTTGCCGAGCGCGAAAAAGCAACAACGACCGCCCGCTTTAACCTAACATCCCTATTGCGTGGCGATGTGAAAGCCCGTGGTGAGTTTTACTCTAAAATGTTCAGCATAGGTGTTTATTCTCCAAACAAAATATTAAAGCTCGAAGGTCAGAACACCTACGAGGGTGGCGACGAAAGATTTGTACAGGGGGCTTATATCCCAATATCGATTATAAAAGAAAAATATCAAGCCGATGTGGCTAAAATAGTATCAGAAACTAAAGCAAATGCCGATGCTGATTAACGAAATCGATCAGGTTGTTCAACCTGTTAACTGGAACATGTGGAGCGCAATATGTGCCATTGCAGTGTTAACAATTTCGTTGCTTACACTGATTGTAAGATTAACCCGTAATCACACAAAATTGGAAGAAGGACACAAACACCTGGAGAAAGCAACCGACGACAAATTTAAAGTTGTGCACCATCGAATTGATGAAAAAGCAGATAAGGAAGTCGTTGCAAATATGGATAAGAAACTGGATATAATAATTGGAAAACTATAGCCATGAGCGAAAAAAAGAAAAATACACAAACAGGACCAGAACGCCGCTATTACGAAAATACGGTAAGCGTGGTTAAACGTGATGGCGAAGAAGAATCGCGCACTGTTCGCGGATACTTCGCAAAATTCAACAAACTATCGCGCTCATTGGGCTGGGGATTTAAAGAGAAAATCAAGCCAGGAGCTTTCGATGATATCGATTTTAATAACGATGATATCGTTGCCCTGTTTAATCACGATCAGAATCAGATTGTAGGCCGAACAATTGGCACACCAAAACTGATTTTAGGCGTTGACGAAATTGGAGCCTACTACGAATTAGAAGCGCCAAACACAACAGCCGGTAACGATTTATTGGAAAATGTAAATCGCGGTCTGGTACAGCATTCTTCTTTTTCGTGGCCTCGATATACAATAGAAGATATTTGGGAAGATGATGTGGAACATGGCGAAGTAAGAACAATCGTAAAATTTACCCGATTGCTCGATGTTGCCCCGGTTGTTAATCCGGCTTATTCCGATACCACTGCATCCCGTAGT